TGCAAAGTGTCTACGAACTGGTTGATTGCCTGCGCCTGCTGAGGCGTGGCGTTGCTGTTCAGCATCGCTGCCATCAAGCCAGGGTGGTCAGTGACGTTCCGATTGCCAGCGGCAATCTGAGTCATCGTCTCTAGGCCCTGAGCAGGGTCATTCGGTGCTAGCGCGTCCTGTGCCTGCTGCTCGGGAGTCGGAGGCTTAGGGTTGGGGTTGACAGGGGGTTGGAAAGGGGGTGGTTGGATAGGCGGGATTCCTCCCGACACGCCAGGTTGCGTCACGCTATACTCCGTATCTGGAAGCCGTCTGGTAGAGCTGCGCGAGTACGCCGGTCATATCGTTCTGGGACAACTGTTGGAGCGTCTGGGTTAGTGCACCAGTAGTAGGCGGTGCGCTAGGCGCACCAGGACCGAGTTGCAGAGCTTCAGGTCCAGCACCTGGACCTACCGGCGTACCGTGCGTCACAGGCTCGCCAGGACGTGCTGTAGGTGCAGAGAAGTCGCCACCTGGATAAGCGGGCGCACCCTGTTGCGGAGCAGGACCACCGGGAGGGCCTTGTGGTTGAACAGCGGGGACATTCGGCAGTGCGGGCTTACCCGCCATCGGAGCGGTAGCTTCGTCAGCGTGCTGCTGCTTCGCATCTCCGTACGCCTGGTCAGGAGCGGTAGAGATGACTTGGTGAGGGTTAGAAGGCCCACCATCGGTGCGCTTCGACAGTGATCCAGGACCTGAGACAGCGGCAGGTTTCGCTGGGGGGTGGTTACCACCGGAGGCCATTAGCGGTACTTCTTCCACTTCGGTTGAGTAGGCCGCATTGCAGCTTGAGGGTCAACACGCAGCCGGTAGTTGTCAAAATGTCCCGCAACACCTAGAACCACGACCCGTTGGTCTGCACGGATTTCGAAGTCCTTAACGAAGCCCCGGAAGTGCTCGTTAGGCTCAGAGAGCGTCACTATAATTTCGTCGTGAAGCTTGATGCCCAAGGGCTCAAACCACTTCGCACGCTGATTGCGGCGAAGACGATGAATGAGCCGCTGGTATGGCGTGCGGTACGTGCACCAGTGCTTTTCCAACAGCTTGTAAGTCTTGTCAGTAAAATGCTTGCTCACAACCGTGTTGTTAATGAAATGCTTGCTCATCTACTCCTCCTCCTCGTATGGGACTGACCACGTTGCGTCCTCGTCATCAGGACTACGTGGTGCGAAACCGAAGTCACCACCGCTGTTGTAGACGATGTTGAACGGTTCTTCTTCTACTGCATCTTTCCGCTTCTCGAATACCGTGACGAACCGCCAGCCGAATGCGCGTATCTCGATATCGGCCACGGCTGTCTACTTTCCGTCAGAGTCGGAGACTTTGTCGAGCCGTTCATGAATGCTGTCGGAGTGACCCTTCTGGGTCATCCCGATGAACAGACAGAGGTAGATAGCTTCCAGGCTGACGACGTTCGTCAGGAGGTTGATATCCAACCCAACCGCGAACCACAACCCGAACCACAGGCTATGAAGCACTGCGGACTGCCACGAGAAGTAGTAGTCGTTAATTAGCTTGTCCACTGGATTTCCTTATGCAGGTCTTCCGGTGTCACATCCCCGGAAGGGCGTCCGTCATGGAAGAGGTGCACTCCAGCGGCCCTGTAAGCCGCGTCAACCAGCTGAGAACATATGTCTGTCCCGTTCTGGGACAGCCTCGTGTTCACCCAGCCGAACTTGATATGCAGTACCCGCGAAAAGAACAGAGCGACGATATCCAGGAAGTTGTACGGAGTTCCGACGTGATCGAGGCTCCACTGCACTATCGCTGCACGCTGTACGTCGTTAAGAAGGAAGTTAGACCACACAGCATTCGGGTAGTTGTCCTTCGACGCCTTCTGAGCACCGTGAGGCTGCGCCTCAACTACTGTGTCAACGTCTACCAGCACACCAGCGTGGTTGACCTTCGAGTGCGTACAGATACGGATTACTTTTCCGACCCAACCGTTAGTGGCTGTTACGAAAAAGTCACCAGGGCTAGGCATCCTGCTTCTCGCAGCCACACTCGAACTGAAAGGGCAACCGTTCGTGCACTTGGTGGGCAGAGACAACTCCCAGATCCAGCAACCTGAACAGTTCGAGGAGATATGCCGCTGGGTCAAAGAGCGACCGCTTGTCGTCCAGGTCTTTCAGGAGTTCGTATTCAGGCATTACTGTCCTCCAGTGGGGACAACCCGCTGAGTTGTGGCCTGCATAACCGGCAGATTCCCATCTCCACGGAAGCCCGAGATCATGCGGCTTATCGTTGGCTGCCCTCCCGGTGCCATACCAGCCTGCCCAGGAGCGTGCCCATCAGGTAAGCCAGCCGGCGATAACCCGGTATCGCCTCCACCAGCATCTCCACCCGGACCAGCAGGGCCACCAGGACCAGCTCCCCCACCTTGTGCAGCCATCTGAGCCTGCATCTGCTCCATCTGCTTCTGCTTCGCAGCTTCAGTGGCCTGTTGGTAGTTGCCCAGGGCGACCAGGAAGGCGTCCTCGATGGACGTTCCTTTCCTGCGCTCTGTAATCATGTCTGCGCTGATCTTCACCAGCAGTGTCGGGTCTTGACCCTGAGCTGCCATCGGACCGATCGTCTGAACCAGAGCAAAGACGCTCTGCTTCGTCGCGTTGCGCATATCCTCGATATCCATGTCTTTCGACTCCTGGATGTAATCCAGGGTGATAGGCATGTTCTCCTGTGCTGTGCCTTTCGAGATAAGGCCAGCACCCAGAAGCTGAAGGATCGTGATAATCGACTGCGCGGGCTTCATGCCCATCGCAAACCCGTAGGTTACGGTGCACTCGTAGCGCCCGTTGATGTCCTTCGAGGGACGGTAGGTGCCTTCGTAGCTCTTGCCAGCGAGGACACCACAGACGGTCTTGACCTTGTTCGGCCACCACGTCTCATCCATCTCGAAACAGATGGAGGTGACTTCCTGTAGCGCCAGCTTCATTACTTCTTGGCAGCCACGGATCTGTGAATCGAACGTACCGAGGAGGGCTTCTACACCCTTGCCGGTGATGACAGAGGCATTCGACTCCCCGAGTCGAGCATCCGGGTAACGAGACCCGATCTTCTCCTCGTCAGCCAACTGCTGGCCTTCAGCGAAGATATTCGACGGCAAGTCGAGGCTGATACGCCGGATCTTCTCCGGATTGTCCGTACGGATGATGGAGTGCGGGCCGATAGCCAGCTCATCGAAGTCCCGAGGTAGCGCTATTGGTGCCTGTACGGCAATCTGAGCCGCTTCCAACTGCAACGTAGCCATAATGGCCCGAGCAACCTGTACGTAGACGACATCATCGAACTGACCACGGGGCTTGTCACTGATACCAGGACGCTCTGCGACGTGCACAGGCGTCCGCTTCAGCTTGTGGAGGTAGCTACCGAGCACCAGACCCTCGTGAGAGGGCAGGAACAGCATCACCTGGGTCTTATCGACCCACTGCACTAGCTCCAGCTTCTGGTTGGCAGGACGTTCCTTGCCTTTTCCGCTGCCATCATCTCTGATGATGTGCGCCCACTCGGGGTAGAGTGCGCACAGTTCGTCTACGGTCCTCCACCAGTGGTGCGCGAAGACCGTTACACGGTCATAGCGGTCCTTCTCGTAGTAGGAACCGAGAGGATTCATCGCCTGGATGTAGGGCCGGCCACATTCGGTGTCCGGTTCCACAAAGAACGGCAGGAAGCCGAAGCTGACGTACTGGTCAGCGGCTGACTGCATCTGAGTTGAGAGGCGGCTGTCCTGCCAATACTGCGACCCGATCTTGTTCTTCAGATCCGCACGCTTCGCGTCGGCATCTGATTCCATCTTCCCTGAGACGCAGGCGAGGGACGGAAGCGGTGCGATGCCCTCAGCGATGTCGTGAGCGAAGGCGTCGATGGTGTTAGCAATCGGCACACCACCGAACTCGACGTTCAGATCAAGCTCAGCGGGGAACAGCTGCCGCATGTTCCCGTCACGGACTGTCTTAACCGTCTGCATCTGGGCGTCGCGGTTACCGTTGTCACCACGGAGACGCTGATAGTGCGAGGCCGCTTTGAGCGCGAACTGGGGTGTTGGTGCGGTCATCTCTATCCTGTCTGTCGTCTCTGTTCGTCCAGCAGGGAGCTGATCGAGATAACCTTCTGTTGACTGCGGGCCGACTTCGACATGAACGCTGTGTGGAAGTGGGTGATCTGCTTCCTGCCACGCTCAACGACGTCTTTGATAGCGATCTCGGTGAACCAGAACGCCATCACGAGGTCCGTCTTCTGCCGCTTCTTCATGCCTTTCGGTTGCCACACCACCAGTTGGTTGATGAGTTCAGGCACCCAGGCGTTCTGCTTCCCGTTGGGAAGCTCCATCAACGCCTTCTCTGGTGTCTTGATCCACGAACCACCACGGTTGCCTGACGGCGGCTCACCACAGGTGAGGAACAGCTGGGCGATAGACGCGATACCGAAGTCCGCGTCGTACTTGTTCTCGGTGGTGTAGTGCGGCCTGAGCCTGCAACCACGCGAACGGAGGAACTGGTTGAGGTCTTCATCTTGAGTAAGGAAGCCCTGGAAGGCGTTCCGCTCGATGACCCACTCGTTGATCTTGTATAGCTCGGTGAAGTACTTCACCCGGTCCCTCATCATCTGAGGGGAGCAGTTGCGCTGGTTGAAGCCGTCCAGGATGTAGCGCTTCTCGGTGACAGGATCTACGGCTGATACCACCATCGCGGTACAGCCATCGACAGCGGGGTCTAGCCCGCCTACGACGTAGAGGCCGGTCATCCCGCCTTCGCGGTGACCTACACCGCGTGCGGTCATCGGACCGGGGAAGCGGTTCATATTGATCGAGGCCTGGATAGCCTTGATGTTGAACGAGGCGTCTTCAGCTACGTCCTGCTGCTGGTAGACCAGCGCCCACATATTCTCGTCACGCCGTGCTGACGACAGCCGGTCTGGCGGGAACCGCTCAGGCCAGAGAGTCTTCCAACCCTCAACCCCGCCTTCGCCCTCCTCAAGGAGGGCCGGCATCGAGAAGTAGTCGTAGACCTTCTCTGCGCGCCAGTCTTCTAGATCTCGGGACTGGGAGTAGAGGTCGATTGGAGAGATGCGAGTTCCCAGTAGCGCGAGAAGTCCTCCGCCGTCAAGGCGAGACTCAACCTCCTGGGCCAGCCACTTCTCGTGGCGTTCGTATTCATTGACGTTGGCAAGCGTGATGGCGTCGTCAAGGATGATAATGTCAGACCGAGCGCCATAGATACGTCCACCAATTCCCAACGCTTGGAAGGTGGGGTCCTTTTCTCCATCGTCTTTCCCTTGCACTCGGATACGGGTGGCAGACCAGGAGTTGTCCGGGTCTTTCCACCCGCCCTCAGGAGCGAACTTCAGGTGCATGTCCCGATACACCGGAGAGGTGAGCCGGAACTTCACTGCCGAGAGGATGTCCATCGCCAGCGTCTGGTCTTTACAGACGACGATGATTTTCAAGTTGGGGTTCTTGTGGATCAGCCAGGTGACGTAGTTGATGCTGATCGAAGTAGTCTTCGCGTGACCAGGAGGGATGTTGATAATCTTCCGGCCGAAAGGTGCACCCGGTTGATTCGGGTGCCACGTCTTCCCGCTCGGCTCGTACTTCATCGACGGGTGTAGATCCCGAGGAGCACGCCCCTCGATAACGTCCCACATATTCAGCTGGTGAGAAGCGAGAGGCTGGTTGAGGTAGTCCCGACAGAAGACGTCGAAAGGAGGAACCTCTGGTCGCTGTCCTTCTTTACTCTGCCGTTGGTTAGTCCGAATACCCATGATTGTGGCGCGGAACTCTTCATCGTCTTTACGCCATGCTAGGTAGGTGGACTCTTTGCGGCCAACAGCCGCCATCGCCTCTGGTACTTTCATACCCTGAGCGATGAGTTCTATAACCCGAGCCTTAGCCTCGACTACCGGCAACTCTTTCTGGGTATTAGGTCGGGCTAGATTACTAGCCACGCGTCTTCCAGGTATCGCGGCGTAAGATCTTATAGACGTTATTAGGAGTCACGCCGAAGTGATTAGCGATCTGCTCAGTAGTTACATAAGGCTCTTCACGCCGAATCTCTCGGATTCGATAAACCTGCTGGGGAGTCAACTTCACGGCCATTGTCTTCTCCTCGCGTGCGCGTTTAGTAGTAGTTACGGCCACCCTGAGGGGTGGCCTATCCGACGGCCTAGGTGTCAGCCCACAAGGCTGCACCGTAAGGTCGTCAAGTACTTGTAGTAGTTGCTGTAGTAGTAGGAGCAAGCCTTCAAGGGCTTGCTCCGTTACTGGAGCCTCTTCAGGAGGCTCTACAGTGAGGCTCTCTAGGAGCCTCTAGCGCGTTCGCTCTTCTCGCTCACTGCGTTCGCTCGAACCTTTTTTGTCTTCCCACAGGGTATAGCGGGGTATTTGGACCCTAAAATCGGCAAGATTTCGCAGTTGTAACCTAACCGTTATCAAACACTGCCGGTTTGGTGGAGCGGTGTATCCCGCGTTCGGGCGTGTCGCAGCACTGCCACAAAGGCTTCTCGGAAGCCGGCTGACAGGTGTTGCCGACCTACCCCAGGTAGGTCTCAGAGACCCCAGTACGTACCCCAGTAGTTGGCTTCATTTACCCCAGTACAGACCCCAGTACGTCTCACCCCACCTTTATCAGAGATTTCCTACGAGCTACGTAGATATATAGCTCGGCTGCCTGTAACAACCGGGGGTCAAACACGTCGGTTTTGCTGGGGTTTTGCACTGGCACTCTGTTGTCGCTAACTGCCACTGGTTGTGTTCTGTTGCTGCCTTCTCGACTGGCTTTGACTTCTCATTGTGTGTGATTGGTCTAAACCAATCGGTATGTATGTAAGTACGCAAGTACAGAGCAGTACAGCAGGGGGGATAACTGCATACATGTAGTGCCTACATAGCTACGGATGTCCTCGTTTTGCTGGGCATCTGCAACAGTGCCGGCACTCAAC